AGTATCCGCTAAGAAACCAAGACCACTTTGCGACGGGGCTGCACGGGCAACGTCAATGTAACGGTTTGGGCCCACGCGGCCATCGACTATTGTGTTTTCGCCTTTTTGTATTTTAAAGTTAGCGTTTTTCCCAAGGTCATCACTGAGGCTTTGGGCCACGGCAACCGCTCTCTTCGCGCCTTCAACGCCAACCCCAGTGAAGATGACATTACCTTTACCGTCCACAACTCGAACCTCTTGTTCGTCGTAGACGCTGAATGTGTTATCTTTTCCAAACGAAAGCCCTTTTTTACCAGCGTATGGGCCGACAATAGACGTTCCGGGGGGTGGCGTGTTCGCCGCAATCCTGCGGGCGTATTGGTCCTCCTGCGTCATCGGCTGTTGCTCTGCGGCAGGGGCCGCAGCAGGGGCCGCAGCAGGGGCCGCAGCAGGGGCCATCATGCCACCGTCGAGAAGGCCGTAGCCCCCGTCCATAATCGGCGCGGCATCATACATCATGCGTTCGCCGTAAAACGGCTCCGCAACGGATTGAAACCTAGTCGGAAGTAGCGCCATTACATCATTCCTTCTGGGGGCATTTCAGGTTGCATCGGCATTTCAGGTTGCATCTGTGCTTGTTGGACGGCCTGCGCCATCTGTGCGTTCTGCACGGCCTGTTGGGCCTGCACTGCCGCACGATCCATCTCGCCTTGTTGCTTGAGAAGTTCACGGTCACGCTGCATCATGGCTTCGATGTTGGCTACGTTGACTTGCGCTCCGTACTTGGCTTCAAGTTCAGCCGCCTTGATCATTAGGTCGGCATCGAGTTTGTCGCGCTCACGGTCGTCCTTGCGCAGCATCTCTTCGCGCTGCAACTCAAGTTCGGCTGTCTTCTTCTGGATGTCCGCACGAATTGCTTCCATCTGAACCTGAGACAACATCTCTTCCGGTGTCGGCTGCGGTGGTGCAGGCGGGGGTGGAGGCGGCATCATGGCTGGGTCTTTGAAGAACACAGTCGGGTCTTTGTATCCAGCCAGCGCCATCATCTGGGCCAGCGTGTTGTAGTAGCCCTGCATGTCAACCAATGGCGCACCCATCTGCATGAGCATCTCTTGCTTGGCGGCAACTTGGCCTAAGAAAGCCATCTTCTCTTCGTTGCTGCCAGTGCCGAGAGCGACATTCACTACAACGTCCATGTTCGCGTCCCACACACGCGGGTCAATCGGAACGAACGAGTTGCGCAAACGCACCATGCGGGGCGCGTCTTGGTTCTTGGTGATAAGCTGTAACGACTTCTTGAACAGACCCTTCATGCCCGTCTCGGCGAAGATGCGGCAGATCAGTTCGATATGTTGAGCCGCAGCAGTAATAGTGGCTGCAACGGCAGCGCGGGTCGAAGACTGAAGCGCGTTTGCATCCAGACCGGCCGCAGCCTTGGAAATACCTGTACGGTTCTCGCGCAGTTCGTCCATGTACTGCAACATCGGGAAGGCTTGCTGCCCGACGAACGGCATCGTGAACGGCTGCACCATGCCCGGTGCACGCATACGGATGATGCCACCAACTTCGGTGTTCATTACGTCTTCAAGATTGACTTGGCCTTCGACTACGCCCGTGCGTGGGTGGATCGACTGCGCCAAGCTGTCCAGCGTGTTGCGCAGGATATTCGACTTGATAAGCTGAATGTCCATCGTCACGTCGGCAATCGACATGCCGAAGAATGTGTGCGGCTCTGGATCAGGGCAGAAGTCTACGAACGGAATAAAGTCGCAGGGTTCATAGTGAAGTATCTTGTTGGCTGTGCCAGCAACGCAGACGCGGCAAAGTTCCGCGATCCCGTCGCCGTCCATGTCAACGTATACATAGCCCTCGATGTAAAGGACTTTGCGAGATGTCGTATCTGTGCGGCCCGTAATCTGAACGAATGCTTGCGGGTTACGGTCGAAGGCTTCGTCGTTGCCTTCAAAGTCATCAAGCGTTTCGTAGCCAAGGTCTTGAACCTCATCGAAATCATAGCCCATCTTCACAAGATCGGATACGGTGACGTAGCGACGGTGGGCCACAAACTCGGCGGTTTCGATAGAGCGCGCACGGCGGTCAATCAGAAACTCTTCAGGCGGTACAGACTGAACGCACAGACGGCCCTTCTCAACTGTACGGACTACTGTACAATCGTAGGTGGCTGGCTGCGTTTGGCCCATCATGCCCATCGGCGTTTCGACCATCATCTCGCCGTAGGTAATCTCTACGTCCTTGACTTCGATATTGACATCGGCCTGAAGGACCGAGAAGGTGGCTTCGTCCAGACCCGTGAAGTAGTGGGTCGTGACATCTTTTTCGGTATCCCACCAGACTTTCATGATACCGTTCTTACGGATCAGCGCGTCCTTAAATGTGGAATAGCATTCGTTGAATAGGTTGTTGTCGCGTGTCAGGCAGTAGTTAACATAATCCGTCGCCTGCTGCGCGCTATCAATATCTTCTGGGCCGTTCGGCGCAAACTCGACGACGTTGTTCGCCGCGAAAAATACTTTCATAATCGACGGCATCATGGCCTGCACGGTGTCGCGCACGTCCATAGAGATTGCCTGTGACCGGCCTTCCTCTTCGTTGCCGAAGGGTTCGCCCTTGTAGTACTGGCCCGCAAGCGCACGCTCCGGCGAGATCACATCGTCGATATAATCTTGCGCGTCGTCAATCTCGGCGGTGATAATGTTCTGAAGTTCTTCTTCCGATACAGGCTCTTCTACCTGCTCGTCTTCCATCTCTGGCTCTTCGATGGAAACTTCCGTACCATCGGCGAGTTCAATCTCGGTTTCTTTGGTCTTGTCTTCGCTATCGCCGTTTTCAGAGTTGGCGTTGGGAACCCCGGTATCTTGATACATACGGTTGTTCTTAGCCATCTCAGCCTTATTCGGCTTACGGTTATTGCGATATGCCATATTTTAGCCTTACTTCTTTTTGGACTTGCCAGCTTCAGACAGAGCAATCGCTATAGCCTGTTTGCGCGATTTAGCCAAGGGAGCCTTTGCGGGGCCTTTGGGATTTACACCAGCGTGCAAAGTGCCACGCTTATATTCGCCCATGACCTTGGCCACCTTCTTGTCGGCCTTAGTAGGTTTCTTCATATCATTTACCTTTCGGCGCATACGCGCCGCGCTCACTCAAGTACACAATGGCCCTGTAAAGAATACTGGTGTTTTCTCTCGCGTGGCCTAGCATTAAATTACACATCGAACAAAGTATACCGCGAACATCACCCGTCTCATGGTTGTGGTCAACGGCAACTGGTCGCTTTCCCTTATACTCTATTGTATCAGATATTTCTACCTCACAAATAGGGCAAGAAAAATTCTGGTTGGCGAGGAGTGTTTGATACTCATCGACACTAAGGCCGTATCGGCGTTGGAGATTACGGGTATGGTTGTAGTCTGGCTGGGAGTCCCTGAAGCGGCGTTGGTGTTCACGCACGCATGGCTTACAGACGCGTCTTTGGAAATAAAAGTCGTCAATCGACTTTTCTTCGCCGCATTTCGGACAAGTCTTTAATTCCACGGGTATGCTCCCTTTGGCCGTCTATAACCTAAAGTTCGCAGGAAAGCAAAAAAAGTGGGGTGGCGGCGCGGTTAGAACGAAATGCAGGAGTTACATCATATCGTTCAGTCGCTATTACCGGTGGCAAAACCTCGCACACCCCATGATGCCCGGCAGGAAGAGGGAGAGAAAAAACCTGCCGAGCAAAACAAATATATCACAACATTATCTTATGTCAAACAATCCCCTTTATGTTCCTACGCAAGGCCCCGCTCTTGTTGGCCATCGAGTATCCATGCATGATCGTTGATATATCGGTGGCGAGGCACAGGCACAACGCATCCGCCTTATCCGGCGACGAAAGCCCGCGCTTCTTCATGCTCTCCTTACTTTCGACCTGCATCTTGCCCGACGAGGTAAAGGTGTATCGCGGTGCGGCCAACTCGGCGAACAACTGCTCATCCTTCGGTATCTTCACGTCGCGGTTCGCCAGCCACCCTTTGCACTTGAACCACAACTCGGCGCGTAGGTTGGCGTAAGTCCCTTTCATCGCGGGGCTCTCCGCGACGTTGATCCCGCGCGCTGGCAGACCCAGTTCGCGCAGACGGTCAAGCACACCCGCCCCCAACCCAATGCTATCGACCAGTATCTCGACTGGCTGCTCCGATGGCGTAAGCGCCTCAAACTCGGCCACGACTGCGCCTGTTAGCTGCATCAGGTCCAGACCTTTCCAAGTCTGTATCTCTTCAACAACCGG